CATCTCTGATTTCGCCAATATATGAAAACGCCTCCGCTGTTTTATGAACTTCTCCCGACATGGTTGTTCCGCAATAGGGGCAGGTCATGTGGAGGTTTGCAGTAGTTATATCAGGGCAGACAAGTAACCCGCCCAAGCTCCCGACATAAACGCCGGGAGCTTCCCGCCGATTTTGTCGGCGCCAACAAAATCGCGTTATTCGCGCGATTTGCGAAAAGTCAGCGAAAAATGCGCATAAATTCAGCGATTACGCAATCTAAGCACAAAGGCCGCCCAGTACGGACGGCCTTTATTTTTTAATCTTTGTACGCTCCAATACTCCTAAAGAAAGCCAATTCTTGGATGTATTGCACATCCTCCGCGATTGAGCGCACCGACGATCTACTGGATCGTATTTCAAAAGAGTTTACTATAAATTTTTGCAATGCCTGCAAATTGTAGTCAATTATCGACTTTCCGAAAAACAACGCAAGCGCCCGGATGACGGCTTCTTCGTGTCCAGCAAATTCACATACAAACAGCTTGCGCTCCGGGATGAAATACACCCAATACGGAAACCGCTTTTTGTCGTAGGAATTCTTTGCGTCAATGCATAGTGGGTCATTTTTTACGAAGTTCACCGCCCGAGCCATAATTTTGTTTAGCTCATTTTCTCCTATTGTGCAGCCCGCAGGGAAAAGTTCCTCAGTGAATTTCAAAAACAATTTTTCCCCTTGGATTCCCGCAAACACTTCGTTCCATACGGAACCCCATTCTTTATACTCGTCACTTTTTTCAAAAAGTATCGTGCAGGCCAGTTTAATAAAATTCTCCGGCGACGATACTTTGAAATGCAGCTTTTCCATATATACACCACCTATCAAGTTATGTCTCCGGGGCGAAGCTCCAATGTATATCAATATTTTCCCCGTCCAGATCTATGCGGTGGATGAGGCTGTGGACAAGCTCCCGCCTTTCGTCCAGAGTGCCGTTGTCCAGAACGTCCTCTGCCCCTACCAGGGCATCCCGGGCAGCATCCAGGCGCTTGGCGGGCGGTTCCTCTACGGCCTCCGCCAGGGCAGCTTCCACGCCGTCAATTTCCGCCTGGAGCTTTGCCACACGGTCTCCGACCATAGAGGCAGGCAGCGAGCCGCCCATCTGGTACAAGTCCAGAACACGCCCCATCTGCGCCCGCAGATCGTCCAGGCGCTGTTGCAGCGCAGCTCGGCGCTGGGCTACATCTTCGTCCTGCTGCGGCCCGGACACCGCCAGCTCAAGCGCCGCCGGGTCAAACGCAAGCTTCCGAATCTCGCCCTCTATAACAGCGTCCAGCTTCGCCACCGCCCAACGGTCATTCCGGCAGTTTGGGTCGCGGATCATGTGCTTTGCGGATTTTGCCCGAGAGTAACAAACGTAGTATGGCCAGTAGCGCTTATTCTCGCCCCTGCCCGAGTAATTGCCGCTGGCAAAGTACCGGGCGCCGCAGCGGGCGCACCAAATAATGCCGCCCAGCAGGTGGGTGGATTTGAACGGAGAATCCCGCTCCATGCCATCCGAGCTGGTACGCTTCCAGCTTGAGGTGGCAAGCCGGGCAGCAGCGGCATCAAAGGTTTCCTGCGAGATCAGCGGCTCATGCTGGCCGTCGTATACCTTTTTTGCCCAGTTTATCTTCCCGGTGTACAGCGGGTTTTTGAGGACGTCCCTCACCGTAGTATCAGAACCCCAGTCGCCGTCCTTCGTGGTGTAGCGTGCAGCCATATATTTACGGATGCGGTTCACCGGCCAGCCTTGGAGGTATAGAGAGAACACCTCCCGCACCTGCATTGCTTCATACTCATTCACGACAAGCCCAGCGCCGCCCTCGGCAATGGTTTTATAGTCGTAGCCGATGGGAGCAAAGCCGCCGCCGTGGAAGAGGCCGGCCTTTGCCCGACCGACACGGCCAACCGCCATGCGTTCCCGGATCTGTTCACGTTCCAGTTGGGCGAACACAGACAGGATGCCAATCATTGCCCGGCCAAAGGCCGTGGAAGTATCAAAGTTCTCGTTCATGGAAACAAAGGCGCAGCCGTTCTTCAGGAACACGTCCTCGATCAGATACAGCGTATCCTTTTGGGAACGGGAAAGCCTGTCCAGCTTCCAGACCAAAACAGCATCGCACTTTTTCGCCTGCACAAGGGAGATCAGCTGCTGCATACCAGGACGCTCAAGTTTTGCCCCCGAGAAGCCCGGATCGGTGATGACCTGGGCGACCACCCAGTCCTTCGCCAGACAGTACGCCTTTAGACGATCCTGCTGCTCGCTGACAGAATAGCCTTTTTCGGCCTGCTCTCTCGTGCTGACGCGGACATAGCACACCACCCGCAGGCGGGCGGAATCCATATCACGCATTAAAAATCACCCCTTTTCAAATTCAGGGCGACGTGCTACAATAAAGGCAGTCGGTTCCATGCCAACTGCCTGTGCTTTGTGGCGTAGCCCCTGTTCCAGCAGGAAGCAGCCGCCTCACCTTTTTTATGTTGTAGCACTGGCCCCAGCGCTGACCCTTTCCAGAGGGTCGGCGCTTTTTTTATTTAGCTTCAGAACATTCACGCTTTGCTGCCCGGCGGGCAGCAATTTTTCTTTTTGCGCTCTTGATAAACAGCACGGCAGAAACAGCAGCTCCGATGCAGATAAAGATGAATACTGGATAGACAACGGAAATCAACAGCGTTAAAATGCTCAAAACAGGAAGCATCCCTCCCATAAAGACGTCAAACCAAAGACCGTCCCCGCTGGGCTGCGCCTCCACATCGTCAAGACCGCCAGATTTCCCGCTCTCGGACACATAGCTGATACCAGTACCAGGAACCGAGAGGGTCGTCCGGGTCTTTCCGTTTGCCATTTTGCCGACGCGAACGCCCTTCGCTCCAACGCTGGTTGATACGCCCGACTTGCTGAACGTCACCCGAGCAGGGCCAGCCTTAAAAGATTTTCTTGCGCGAACGCCCACAGTAAATCCCCCTTTCTGTTTACCACCAAAGACCACACCCCAACCGGGGCGTGGTCTTTTTTTCATTTTACCCAGCGTCTTCGTGCATACTCGTAGCTTCGGCATCTGGGGTGCCGGATGCAGTACCAAAGTTCTTTTCGTAGGCGGCCTCGGCAGCCGCTACCCCGGAACCTGGCGGAGAGGCCTCTGCGCTTCCGGATTGCGTAGAGGAACCAACAATTTTTTGCATCACATCCCAGAACGCCTGGCGCTGAGCTTTGGACAACTTGCAGTAATTTTCTACCATGTCCCGCTCCAACGGCGTCAGATCGTACTGCGCAGCCAGGGCGTCCACAGCGCCGGAACTTTCCGGCAGGAACATCTCCCCGGTGCCATTCAGCAGCCATTCACGGCTGACGTTGAACTCCTTGCAGATCAGAATCGCGTTTGATTCCGTCAAGCGGCTTTTCCCGCTTTCAAGATACGACATTGCAGAGATTTTGATTCCGATTCTGGAACCAAATTCCTGCTGGCTCAACCCCAGCGCCTGGCGCACGGCCTTTACACGTTCATTTTCGGTCATTCAAATCACCTCCTTTCTTGTGGTTCCTATATTACCACAAAATTTCGACAATTCAAGTCTAAAAGCGATTTTTCTGCTTGACTTTTTTCGGTAGTCGAAGTATTATACTTGCGTAACCGAAACTTAGAACTTCGGTTATAGAAAATCACACGGAGGTGAACCAGCAACATGAAGAACAACACCGCAGAGAAGAACAACGCCCCCAGCGCCGCCGAGATCGCGGTAGTGGTTGCGGCCTTCAAGAGCGCAACCCGGGAAGAACAGCTGGTCTTGAACGGCGTGATGCTGGGCATGGCTACCCAGCGCAGCATCACCGAGCGGGCAGGGTGAGGTGACCCGTATGAAGATCACGAACCACTTCCCGGACGGCACCACCCGCAGCACAACGGCGGGCATCCTGGTACCGTACACCGCAAACACCGCTCCGGCCTACCAAACTCTGGCAGCCGTGAGCGAGAAACCCCGGACACGGGAAACGTCCGAAAAGAGGTGATTTTTCCACACTTTCACCCAGGCTTTCAACACTGCTGATACAAGAAACTAACAGGAGGCAACGAAGGAAATGGAAAGACTTTTGATGAAGTTCGGATGCACCGCAGGCCAGGCCGCAGCTCGCGCCCCACTTTATACCGGGGTGCTGGTCTACGAAGCCCTGGTGTTTGTAGCCTGGATTTTCCTGACTCTCGACCAGGCCGGGCGACTTGACCGCCTGGGCTACAACCTCGGCCTGGCCCTTCGCCGCCTGCTGGACTACACCCACGAAAGAAGGTGAGGCCGCAGCCCCTGCCCGAACATCCACCCACAAAGCCAAAGGAGGCACGACATGGAACAGACCAAAGCAAGCAGCCTGATTGACATGGCCAACGGCGCCATCAAGGAGCGCCTGGACTACGAGATGGGCCGCGTGATTCAGAACATCAGCGACCCGAACACCAAGGCCACCGCCAAGCGCACCATCACGGTCAAGATCACCTTGGAGCCGGACGAGGAGCGCCAGCACGTTGAGGTGAGCGCCACCGCTTCCAGCACCCTGGCAGCCCTGCACCCGGTCAAGACCGCCCTGGCAGTCGGCCAGGAGGGCGGCCACACCGTAGCTGTGGAGCTTACCCCGCAGATTCCCGGCCAGTTCGACACCTACGGTGGCGAGGCCCCGGAGCGCAAGGTTCTCAAGTTTGCCGACATTCACACTGCATAAAGAAAGGAACACAAGATGGAGATCAAGAACAGCTTCCTCGCGGACGCAATCAACACCCTCGCCGAGCTGGGCAAGAAGGCCGCAGAGCCGACAAAGGTAGACATCAACGGACGCAGATTCATGGTGACCGGCGGCAGTTGCACCGAGATTGAGCCGCTCGAGCTTCCCAAGCCTGAGAAGGTCAATACCCGCAGCTTGAACGCCCTGGTGGTACTTATCAAGAGCGAGGTGGACAGCCAGACCGAGAATCCGCCGCTCTACGTTTCCTGCAATACCTACGGCGGCGTGGAGGTTTTTACCACGCCGAACCCCGAGGACAACCTGCACCGCTGGCAGCCCTACCACGCAACAGCCAGCGACCTCCCGCCGCTGGTTGAGGATGTGCGTTGGAGCTTCGACGAAGCGATGATCAAGCTCCGCTCCATGTTTCAGCGGGCTCCCGAGGGTGAGAAGAACGACGTGGATTACATCCTCGACCTGCTCTCCCACATGAGCTTTGACCAGAGCGTCAAGAGCGACGACAACGGCATCACGCAGACGGTGCAGGTGCGCAAGGGTGTCAGCTTTGTGGAGAACAAGGCAGTCCGCCCCATCGTAACCCTGGCGCCTTACCGCACCTTCCAGGAGGTGGAACAGCCGGAAAGCGAGTTTGTGTTCCGGGTCTACGATGACCGCAGCATCAGCCTGACCGCAGCGGACGGCGGGATGTGGAAGCTGGCCGCCCGGGATGCAGTCAAGCACTACCTGGAAACCGCCCTGTGTGATGAGATCGCCGCAGGCAAAGTCAATGTGACCCTGTAAAGCCCCATTTGGATGCCGCCGCCCGTGGAGTAGCGCAGACGGCGGAGGGTGGGAACGAGGGACAACACCACAGAAAGGGGACGCATACAGAAATGAAAATAGCCCTGCAGCACGGCCAGATCATACTGGCCGAGATAGAGCCGCTGCGGTACGACCAACTCAAGCGCATGGGGATTTTCCGCTGGAACAAAACCACACGCACCATGACCGGCCCGGTCAGCCTGGACGCCCTTAACGCCTTACATAACCGCTTCACTCTCCCGGACTTCGTGGAGACCGAACGGGAACGCCTGGCAGAGGTCGCCCGCCAGGTAGAACAGCAACGGGAGGCCACAGAGCCGAAACCGCTTGCAGCATACCCGGTCAGGGCGCAGATGTTCCAGCACCAAATCCGGGGCGCCAATATGGCGCTGCTGCAACTCACCTCGGGAGGCAAGGAACAGCATAAAGGCTTTGGTTTTCTCTTTGAAATGGGCTGCGGCAAAACCCTGACGGCCATTGCCACGATGGGCACCCTGTACCAGCAGCACCGCATCGAGCGGGTGCTGGTAGTAGCCCCGACCAGCGTGTGCAGCGTCTGGCCCCACGACCTGCAGCAGTTCGCCGCTTTCCCCTACCACTGCGAAACCCTGCTGGGAGAAAAGAAAAAGCGCCTGGAAGGCCTGGACGCCTTGGAGGTCTGGCCTTTCGCCTCGCTCAAGATCGCGGTCATCAACTACGAAAGCACCCACCGGGACGGCATCTTTGACGCCCTGGCGGGGTACGACGCCGACCTGATAGTCTGCGACGAAAGCCAGCGCATAAAGAACCACAGCGCCGCCCAGAGCAAAGCCCTGCACAAGCTCGGCGACAAGGCCCGCTATAAATTGGCCTTGAGCGGAACCCCAGTGCAAAACAACGCCGTGGACTTGTACAGCCAGTACCGCTTTTTAGACCCGGCGGTCTTCGGCTCTAACTTCTTCGCTTTCCGAAACCGCTACTGCGTAATGGGCGGCTACGGACAGCATCAGATCATAGGCTACAAGCACATGGAGCAGCTCATACAGAAAGAACACTCCATAGCCTACCGCGTAACCAAAGCCGAATGCCTCGACCTTCCGCCGCAGACCTTCGAGAACCGATATGTGAAGTTCAGCCCGGCGGAGCGCAAGCTCTACGACCAACTCCGAAAGTCCAGCTTTGCGGAGCTTGCGGGCGGCGACAGCATAACCGCAACCACGGTGCTGACCAAAATGCTCCGCTTGATGCAGCTCACCGGCGGCTTCACACAGACCGACGACGGCACCCGCCCGCAGCAGATCGGCACGGCCAAGCTGGACGCCTTGGAGGACATTCTGGACGACTACGTCCAGGAGGCCGGGCAGAAGCTGGTGGTTTTTGCCCGGTTCCGCCCCGAGATCGCAGCCATTGAAAACCTGCTCCGAAAGAAAGGCATCAAGTACGGCTCGATCTACGGCGACGTTCCGCAGGCAGAACGGGGCGGTATAGTGGACGACTTCCAGCAGAACCCGGAAACCAAGGTCTTTGTGGCGCAGATTCAAACAGCCGGCCTCGGCATAACGCTTCACGCTGCCAGCGCCGCAGTTTTTTACAGCATAGATTACAACTATGCGAACTATGCGCAGGCTTTGGCGCGGATTCACCGCATCGGGCAAAGCAACCCGGTGACCTACATTCACCTCCTGGTGGAGGACAGCATCGACGACAAGGTGCTTGCAGCCCTTGAGAAAAAAGAGGACATCGCCAAAACCATAGTGGACAGCTGGCGAACCTACTTCTAACCGAAAGAGAGGAAAAACAACAATGACGATTCCCGAACAGGTGGACGCATACCGCGCCCTGTTGGATGAAAAAGACCGCCTGGCAGAGGAAACCAAAGCCAACAACCGGGCAATCGAGGCCGCCCGGGACGCCCTCGCAACGGCCATGATCGAGGATGAAACCCCGCAGATCACCCGGAACGGCTACTCCTACACCCTGACGCCTAAGACCAAATACAGCAAGGCCGCAGGCAAGGACGCCGAATTGATGGACGCTCTCCGCTCCAACGGCCTGGGCGACCTGATCAAAGAAACGGTCAACGCACAGAGCCTGCAGGGTGCCATGAGCAACCTGGCAGAGGAAAATGACGACGAGCTTCCCGAGGAATTCGAGGGCCTTGTGAACGTGTACAGCTTCAACGACATCACCCGGCGCAAGAGCAGCCGGAAACAGTAAGGGAGGATAAACACCATGGCAAACGAAAACGCTTTGGCTGCGGTTCAGAGCTTTGCTCTGGCACCCATCAGCAGCGAGGTCACTGACCTCATCAAGGAAGAACTGGACGGCCTCGGCCAGGTTCCCTTTGATACCGTGAAGATTCCCAGCGGCGGCGGCCTGGCCTTTGAGATTTCCGGCGACGACCCAGACAACCCCGAAACGGTACAGTCCCTGACCGGCGTAATCGTACACCACCACGCCGTCAACAGCTACTGGCCCGGCGAATTCGACGGCAGCAACAACGTGCCGGACTGCAGCAGCGCGGACGGCAAGCAGGGTCTGGACATCAAGACCGGCGAAGTCCGGGACTGCTCCACCTGCCCCTTCAACCAGTTTGGCAGCAGCAGCAAGGGCAACGGCAAGGCTTGCAAGAACGGTCACCGCATTTACCTCCTGCGCAGCGGCGAGATGCTGCCCATTCTGATTTCCCTGCCCCCTACGAGCCTGCGAGCTTTTAAGGACTACGTTGCAAAACGCCTGGTGGTAAAGGGCAAGCGCAGCAGCAGCGTACTCACCTCCATCAAGCTCAAGAAGGAAAAGAGCGCAGACGGCATCACATACAGCAGCTGCGTGTTCACCAAGGCGGGCGACCTGACCCAGGCGCAGATCGAGCAGGTAAAGCCCACGGTGGCCTGGATCAAGAGCGTGGCCTCTACGGTGCCTGTGGTGGCGGAGGCAGAACAGCCTGCCGCCGCACAGACCGACGCTGAGGGCTTCGCCACGGTAAGCGACAAGAACGATGTACCGTTCTAACTCCACAACCTCCGACTGACCCGGTGCGGGCTGCAGGGTAACAGCCTTGCGGCCCGCAACTTTTTTTCGACTTGGAGGAACGACGTGGATAAAGTAAACCTCGACGAATTGCTGAACTATAAAGAGGAATACAGCAAGTTCGTGCAGAAACCCGAATATAAAAAAGAGCGCATGACAAGCCTCTGCCCCTTCCACGACGACCGCAAGCCCAGTTTTTCCGTGGATCTCAAAACCGGCAAATTCGTCTGCTTCGCCTGCGGCAAGGCGGGCAACTATGTCAGCTTCCGAGCGGAACTGGACGGCTGCTCCAACGCCGACGCCTACAAGCGGATTCTCCGAGAGCATGGCGTGGACGAAGCCAAAAAAGAACCGGCTCGCCCCCAGGACTACACCGTGGATGACTACGCCAAAGAAAAGAACCTCCCGGCGGACTGGCTGCGGATGGTTTGCAGCCTGGAAAGCGCCAAGGAAAAGGACGGCACACCTTACGTCAAAATCCCCTACTTCGGAGAGGACGGCAAACAAAAGGTTCTCCGCAAGCGCATGGGGCCGCACAAATTCAAGTGGGGCTTCGGCTCGGCGGGAAATATGCTGCCCTACGGCCTCTGGCGTAAAGAGGGTTTAGAAATAGCAGGCAGTTGCATCTTGGTGGAGGGAGAGAGCGACGCTCAAACCCTTTGGTTCCTCGGCTACCCTGCCCTGGGCATTCCGGGCGCTTCCACCTTCAAGCAGGAATGGGCGGAGAGCCTCAAAGGGATAGAAACGCTCTACATCCACAAGGAACCCGACCAGGGCGGCCAAACCTTCCTGGACAAGGTCGCCCACGCTCTGAAAGATGCCGGCTTTGAGGGGGAGGTCGAAACCTTCTCCTGCGCAGACGGCGGAGCAAAAGACCCCTCCGCCCTGTACCTCGACCTGGGCAAGGAAGCCGCCCAGGACAAGCTGGAGGAACTGCTGGCAGCAGCGCAGCCCCTGGACTTGGAGCACCTCGACGACGCCCTCCCGGTGGCGATTGAGGGCGCACCCAAGAACCTGCGGCAGCCGCCCGGCTGGCTTTACAGCGACCACGGCATCAGCCGCATCGACGAAAAGACCGAACAGCCGGTCTGCATTTGCAGGACGCCGATCATCCTGACCAAGCGCCTTAAAAAGACCGATACCGGCGAAGAAAAGATAGAGGTGGCCTGGAAGCGGGACGGCAAGTGGCATGACGCGATTTTCCCCCGCTCCATGATTTTTCAGAGCCGCAGCATTACGGTGCTTGCAGACAAGGGCTGCACCGTGACCAGCGAGAACGCAAAGCAGGTGGTGCGTTTCCTCGGCGCCTTGGAGCAAGAGAACATCGACGCCCTCGGCCTGCAGGAAAGCACCTCCACCTTCGGCTGGCAGTCAAACCACCGCTTCCTTCCCGGCCACGCCCCGGACATGGTGCTGGACATCGAACCCAGCATGACCCGCTGGGCTACCGCCTACTGCAAGAACGGCACCCTGGAAGCCTGGGTGGCGAGTATGACGCCACACCGCAGCCGCCCCAGGTTCCGCTTCATACTGGCCGCCAGCTTCGCCGCCCCCCTGCTGGCGATCATCAAACAGCGAATCTTTTTCGTGTACAACTGGGGCGGCAGCCGAGGCGGCAAGACTGCAGCCCTGAAAGCAGCCCTGTCCGCCTGGGGCGACCCGGAACGGCTCATGGCAAACTTCAACGCAACACAGGTGGCCTTGGAGAGAATGGCCGGCTTTTACTGCGACCTCCCGCTCGGCATAGACGAGCGCCAGCTTGCAGGCAACAAGCAGGAAGGGCTTGAAAAGATCGTGTATATGCTGGCCAACGGCACCGGGCGCAGCCGGGGCAGCAAGGACGGCGGCCTGCAGGAGCTGCGCACCTGGCGCAGCGTGATTCTGGCGACAGGCGAGGAACCCATAGGCAAGGCGAACAGCCAGACCGGCGTGAGCACCCGAGTGCTGGAAGTAGTGGGCGCCCCCTTCGAGGATGAGACCAGCGCCAGCGATATGCACCAACAGGCAGCGCTAAACTGCGGCTGGGCAGGCCCGGCGTTCATACAGTACATCCTAGACATGGGCGACGCCGCCATAATAGACGAGTACGCCGAGGTGCTGGAACACATCCGGGCGCTCATGGGAACCCGGAACGGCAGCCACACCGCAGCGGTCGCCACAGTGACCCTTGCAGATCAGATGCTCTCCCGCTGCATCTTCGGAGAGGACACCGAAACGGCGCAGATGGAAGCGCAGCACATGGCGAACTGCATCACGGCAGGCATCCAGGAGCAGGAGCAGCCGGACGTGAACGAACAGGCAGCCCAGTACATCAGCGACTGGATCAGCACCAACGCCAACAGCTTCACCGATACCAACGCCATCGGCCAGAGGTACGGCAGCATTGAGGACGGCACGGCCTTCATCCTGCCCACCATCCTGCGGGAAGCACTGGAAAAAGGCGGCTTCTCCTACCGCAAGACCATGAACTGGCTGGCGGAGAACGAGATCATACAGATTGACCCGCACGGAAAATATCAGGTAGTCCGCTGGTTCGGAAACCGCTCCGTCCGCATGATTGCCGTAGACATGGAAGCCCTGCAGAATCCGCCCGACCCGGCAGGCTTCCGGGAAATCACCGACAAAGACGACTTGCCCTTCTAAGCCCAGTGTGCAAGCCCACAGAGAGCCGCAGCAATTCAGGCGGTAACTTTTCCAGCCGGACAAGGTGAAGCGTCCACGGTGCAACTTTTTTCCGGCGGAAAAAACACAAGCTGCCGCCCTTACTCAAAAATTACACGAGCCTTACACGTTCCTTCAAACACAGGTGTAATGAAAAACAAAACGAAAATGCGCTCTTTTTTAAGATTCCTTACACCTATTACACCAAAAATCAAAATACATTCGTGACGCGAGGCGGAGCGCAGAGCAACCGCCGCAGAACGTATAAACGAAACCTTAAAACGAAGGTGTAAGGTGTAACGCCCGCAAAACACACGATTCAACGTCAAAAGTGAATTACACACATTACACCTCCCCACACAGAAAGGACAAAAAACATGGAAATCAACGCTACAAACGAAGCCCACAGCACCGAGAATGAGAACGCCGCCCACGACACCTGGTTCCGCTTGAGCCTCGACCTGCACACGCCCCATGATCAAGGCGGATCGAACCCCGATTCCAACCTGAGTTTCTCCGGGACTACGCCTGAGGCTTTCGACCACGCCCTCGCAACCATCCTGGACGTGGTGACCTCCACCGTGTACGGCGGGCAGCTCAACGGCCTGCAGGAGATCATCGACCACGACGTCTCCGAACTGCGGGCCAGCAGCGAAAAGGCGCAGAACAGCGCCGCCACCTTGGAGGACATTCTGCGCCGGGAGCCACCCGAGGACGACACCCAGCAGCCCAAGCGTAACCCCGCCCTGGACGTGGACACCCCGAAGATCAGCACGGTGACCGAGCCTCGCCCCAGCTTCGCCCCCCCCTCTAAGCCCAGCGCCCGAGGCGCAAAAGGTTTGATGTTACTCACCTGCCCGGGCTGCAAGCACACCTTTAAGCACTTCGCCCGGGAGAACACCGACAAGGTCAAGTGCTTCTGCGGCACAGAGGTGCCGGTGGACAACGTCACCCACTTCGAGTTTACCTGCAAGAGCTGCGGCAAACTTTCCTACGGCTGGACGAACATCGAAACGGCGGTCATTGAGGCGGGTGCTTTGAACTGCGTCTGCGCAGCGCCCGCCCCGGAAATGCTTTGGAACCCCGCAGCCCGGAAATTCCGCGGCTAAAATAAAACGCCCGCACCCCACACAGGGCGGGCAGATCGGAGAACTGCATGAACTACAAAAACCCGCTTCCTTCCCCTTACAACTACGAAAAGCTCGGCGCATACCTCCACGCCCTGGTTGATGCAGGTGCAGCCCGCAACGTGACCGAGGCCAGGAAACTGGCCCGCAGACTGGTGCCCTCAGAGGCCAAGATTCAGAAAGAGATCCTCGCATACCTCCACAAGGAGGTGGGCGGCTTTTGGTGGAAGGACGCCGCCGGGCCGTACCAGCAGAAGGGCATCCCTGACATTGTAGGCTGCCACGAAGGGCGGTTCTTCAGCTTCGAGGTCAAGCGCCCCCTGGTAGGCGAACTGAGCGCCATTCAGCGCCACACCCTGGCAGCCATCAACGCTGCAGGCGGTGCAGCCTACGTCGTAACCAGCGTGGAGGACGTGCGCCGGGTGTTCACCCCGCCGCAGGACGAAAAGGAGTGGTGACCCTTGCCATACAAGAGCCTCCGGGAACAGCGGCGCCTGCTGCGGCGATACCTTAAGCAGTACCGCTGGGAACGGACACCGGCACACCGCCAGACCGTACAAGACGCCCTGCTCCACCTCGACCCGACACACCCCGCCGCCCCGATCATGCGCCTGCGGTACATAGACTGCCGCAGCTGGCGGGCAACGGAGCTGCGAACATACTACTGCCACAGCAGAGCCTTTGAACTGGAAACCCGGGCCATAGACGACCTGCTCCAGGTTCCAGAGATTCAAGACGCAATAACAAAATGGGAGGAAACGCACCGTGACGCTTGAAGAAGCCTGCCGTCTGCTCGACCCGAACACGACGGCAGAGGAACTGGCGAAGATCGAATATTACAACGGCTTCAACGGCAAAAAGGCCTGCATTGAGGCCATCAACGAAGCCTGCACACTGTTGGTGGGAGCTGTCCGCAGCGCCCACCGCGAAGCACGGAGCGGCACCGCCCCGGACAGCACCAAGGTCTACCTTGTACCCGAGTACGAAATCAAAGAGATTTTCAATGACATCGGGCGCAGCGAATGGAAAACAAAGACGTCGCCCCGAGAGCGCTTCTTGTGCCTGTCGCACACCTTGGACAACTGCCCGGCGCTGGTGGCCGTGGACAATACCACCGGCGACGCCTGGACGGAGGATTTTACAAGCCTTCCGGCGGCGCTGGAATGGCTCAACAGGGAGGATGAAAAATAAATGGACTGGATTTGTGGATTTTTGACCGGCTGCATTGCGGGCTGTATTTCTGGCTTGGTTCTTACGCCTTGCCGCAAGGAAACGGTTGTAGTTGTAACCAGAACTCCGCGCTTGGGTGGCGTGTTGCGGATGGATTGGAGCCGCTGCGAGTTTCCTGGATCGCCCGATGGATGGAACCCCGCAGACCACCCGCTGGAAGCAGAGGGCGAAGCTCTCGACCCGGTAGGAGGTGGCGCAGAATGAAGAACCTTGAACGGCTCGCGCTGGTTGGCGCACTGGCAGCAGCGGTCTTTGTGGAAGGTTCGCTGAACGCCCGGGTCAAAGACCTGGCACAGCAGCGGGACATCTACCAAAGCCGCTCCGCCAACTGGGAGCGGGACGCCCTCAACTGGCAGACCGAGGCGAAAGAAGCGGAGGCGCAGGTCGCAGATCTCAAAGCCGCCCTGGAAGCGGCGCAGGCTGGCCCCGCCGGGCTTGAAGTAGCATACCTCGGGGAGTTTAACTGCACCGCCTACTGCTCGGAGCAGTACGAGCATATCTGCGGCACCGGGGACGGCATCACCGCCAGCGGCGCACCTGTACAGGCAGGCGTGACTGTGGCAGCAGACCCGGACATTTTGCCCCTCGGCTCTGCGATATACATTGATGGCGTCGGTCTGCGGTACGTTCAGGACACCGGCAGCGCCGTGAAGGGTAAAGCCTTGGACGTGGCTGTTGACACCCACAGCGAGGCGCTCACCTGGTCTGGGTACGGAACGCACCGGGTCTGGCTGCTTGAGGTTGAGTGAATAGGAGGTACAGCATGGACGAAGTACGACTGATCGACGGAAACGCTCTTGAACAGGAAATGCGGGAATTTGCGGCGCAGATATTCGTCGGCTGCCACAGAACCACAACCGACAGCGAAGAAGCCGTGCATGCCTGCGCGGACATGGTGAGCGAAGCCCAAACCATTGACCCGGAAAGCCTGCCGCCGTACTGGCGTAAGACGGCAGAGGACCCGCCAACAAGGGAGGACGGCAACGAAATAGGCAGCATTCTTTGTGCAGGGTATCACTGTAACATCCGCGACGGATTGTGGATTGAGAACATCATGCCGTGGCACGTCGTAAGAGACAACCCGGGGATGTTCCCGCTCTGGATACCGCTCCCCAAGCTGCCCGACCTCCCGGTGCCGGAAAGAAGGTGCATGATGGGAAATGACTAACCCCTGCTTCCACTGCACAGATCGCCACCCGGTCTGCCACGATACCTGCGAACGGTACAAGGCCTGGCAGGAATTTCACGCCGCAGAGGTGGCGGACAAGCGCCGAAGAAATGACGCCTGCACCATTCACAAGAACGACTTCGACGAGGAATTCTGGCACGGCAACCCGCAGCGGCGACGGAGGCGGCACAGATGAGCCGCCCCAAGGTTCATCCGCCGCAATTCATAGCTGTAACGGCGGACGAATACGAACTAACCCTCGGCGCCTTTGATACCGTCAAAGAACTTGCGGCTTGGAGCGGCCACAAGGTCTTCGCCATATACCAAAGCCTTGAGTATGGGCGGGTGCTTCGGAGAGGCCCGGCCAAAGGCTGCAAGGTGCTGCGGTATACCGATGGACACTATACCGCCGGGATCCTGAAACCAAAACCACGGCACAAATAACAAAACCGCCTGCGGCAGGTACAACACCCACCGCAGGCGGTTTCTATGCCCTCGGATATTCAGGAACGGCCTCCCACGAGAACGGAAAGTCTTTGTCGGCCAGTCCTTGGCCGTTCCACTTGGTCTGGTAAGTAACCTCCATCCCGATCTCGGCGCCAGCAGCATCTACCAAAATCAGCATCAAGCCATCCTTGAACGGCGTGTCCGCTTCATAGCCTCCGCTCCACTTCGTAGCAGTACACCACCGTACAAGATCGTCGCAGAGCCGTTGCCGGACGCATACCCGCCCGGTCTCTTGGATGCGGTACACGTCCTCGGAAACGCCGGTCTGCTCCCCGATGAGCCGGACATGGCGCACATAGCGAAAGCGGTCTCTGCCGTTGGTCGCCACGACCTTTGCATTCAGCCCCTCCATCAGCGACGCCCCGCTGCTGCGGATTCGCCCAGCAGGTAGACCCAGTGATGCCCGGTCTCGTCCCGCTGCCACTCGCCGCCCATAGCCTCAAAGGCGGATGTCATACCAGCATAGGCGACTTGGTACATATTCGGCACTGGCTCGCCGTTGTCGTCATAGGCCAGGGTGCCAGCAGCCTGCTGCTCTGCAGCAATCCGCTGAGCGTAGGCCCACTGCAAGTCGAGCTTTTCAGCCATCCCTCGGAGAGCAATGCGAAAATCAGATTTTTTCATACTAAAAACGTCCTTTCTGTGGTTGGCTCCCACGACCATCTTGTTGGTGCCAACAAAATGGTTTCGGCTGCTGCCAGGCAGCCATCGTCAGGTGGGTTATTTCTTGAGCCGCTCCGCCACGGATGCCCAGAACTTGCGGGCTTCCTTGTGGCGCAGGACGTCCGGGTGATTTTCGCCCCAGTCCCAGGCCTCCCGCTCGATGTAGGGGTCAAGCTCCTTTGCCAGCCCCATGAAGTGCTCCGCCAGCGCGGACGTGTCCATGCCGGTGACGACCTCGATCTCCGCGTGCTCTTCGTTCCAACGGTGAGCTTCGTTTCGCTTTACCCAGCTATTGGTGAAGATCGCAATCGGCCAGGAGCAAAGGTTGTACTTCGCCGTGCTGGGCTGACCGTTCCGCTTGAGCTTCATCAAGCTGTAGGAGCCGCCGCACCAGCTTGGGTCGCCGGGCGACCTTTCGATGAACCACAGCCCATTGTCATTCTTGAAGTAAGCCCCGGACACCCGGACGATGTCCCCCGTTTTCATTTCCACGCCGTTTTTATCAACCATGAGAAACGCTCCTTTCAAATCAGCCAAAGTACTTGGCAACAAATTCTTTCTTGCTGAGAACATGAGCATCGTACACATACTCAATGGCGTCTGCGGAATTCATATCCGCGCCCTCAACGAGCTCTCTGACCCGACCACAGAGGTTATGCTCGCGGATGTATTGCTTCATCATTTCCAAGTTTTTCATTTTATTTTCTCCGTTCAATGTGTTCCCTTTCGGTGTCTGTGTCTTACCACATAAACGCGGTAAACTCCACTGGCAAACGGTCCAATGATACAGGGCGCAGTTTGTCTCTTTTGCTCCGCCCCGGGCAACAAAAAAGACGGGGTCAAACCCCGTCAGAATAGAGCCGCTCCGCCCGGAACACTGGCGCCATAGAGTAGTGCCAGGGCATGACCCACTCGCCACTGTCAGACACCCGGATCATCGCCCGCTTGACCCCCTCCCCGGAAAACTCGGCCTTGACCGACTTCTCCGTGCGGGACAGCACCTTCATCAGGAACACGCAATCGTGGTTGCAGGCGCTGCGGGCGTAGTAGACGGAACCAACTTCAAACTTGAACATAACACAAACTCCTTTCACTTTGCCAGATCGTCAATGATGGCCTTTGCGGCCTTGTAGGTCTTCGGATAGCAGCCTGGCATTGCGACCACCTCGCCACCCTTGCGGATAACGTAGGTGTTGCGGGTGACCCGCTCAATCTCATAGCCCTTGTAATCTTTCATCATCATTTTTGTTTTCCTCCGTTTCTTTGTTGTGCCTGTGTCTTACCACACAACCGCCGGGAACTCAATCGGCACAGCGTCCAATCTTCGGACGGTGAATTTGTACTCTTTGCTCCTTGACCACCCGGCACAAAACCGCTATTATATAAAGCACAGCCCCCGCAGGAGTCCGACCCTGCGAGGGCTGCATACCGGGGTGCATCAGGCCTTAGCCTTAATCTTCGGCTTCGGCCTCCCAGACTTCCTCTGGGCTGACACGTTCAACGCCATCTTCACCGATAAAGCCGTAACCCGTGTCCAACATGGTATGCACCCCCTTTCATAGGCGCCTGGCTCGCAACAGCTGGGCGCCTTTTCTGTGTGTATGATACCACACAAACGCAGTAAAACAATACGCACACAGTCCAATAAATACTGCGTGTGTATGGCAAAACTGTACAAAATGGATTTGTCAAGCCCTATTTTCAAAAAAGTTGCGATTTTGAGAAAAGAGCGGACTTTTTTGGTCTTTTTCTATGCTACACTGGGAGTATGCAGAGGACATTCACAAGGGCGCAGGGCTTTATTTCTCCTTTCACCTGCGTCCCGCTAACGTACAGCCAGGGCAACCGGGTGCCGAGCTTCCAGCCCGACCAGCAGGGAGCAAAGCACCCGGAAACCTTGGATTTATGCGGGAAAACCACAGCCGCAGATCGCACACCGCGCGTTCAGGCCCGCTACTGGGCGGCGTAGGTACTACCTGGCAAGAACTGGTAGCGGGGCAGTGAAGGCCCGAAGTGTTCCCGCGCGAAAACCAAAATTTTTCGACCATTTCGCTACGTCAAGCGCAGTAAATGCCCGCCGCAGCCCCAAAACAAACCCCATTTTTTCATTTTGCGTGCATAGCTCAACAGGTAGAGCGCCCACCTTCCAGGCGGGTGACGTTGGTTCAAGACCCGCTGCACGCTCCAACAAGAGGACGAACGCATGGAAATCGAAACCCGGCGGCTTGCCGACCTGAAACCGGCAGACTACAACCCCCGCAAAAAACTGGAACCGGGCGACCCGGAATATGAGAAAATCGCCCGCAGCATTGAAGAGTTCGGATACTGCGACCCGATTATCATAAACCGGGACGGCACCATCATCGGAGGACACCAGCGGACGCAGGTGCTCCTGGACATGGGAGCCGAAACCGCAGACTGCGTTGTGGTAGACCTTGACCCCGACAAGGAAAAAGCCTTGAACATCGCCCTCAACAAGATCACCGGCAGCTGGGACGAAGCAAAGCTGGCCGACCTGATCGGCAGCCTTGACCTTGAGGGCTACGACCTCACCAAGACCGGCTACTCCGAGCCGGAACTAAAGTCCATCCTTGCCCAGGTCACCGTGACGCCTGACGACTTCGGCCAGGATTTCTCCCTCCCGAACCGCCAGCACGTTCTCGCCCACACTATGAACGTTACCCTGCACAAGCAGCAAATCGCCCTCATCCGGGCGGCGCTTGAGCAGGCAGAAAACGAGGGTCTCGGCGAAACCTACGGAAACACAGACAAGAACGGAAACGCCCTCAGCAAGGTGGTGCAGGAATGGCTCAAACAGAACACAAGCTCGTCCGAGAACGACGACCTCTGACCTCGATTCACCCGGCAGACTATAACCCCCGCAAGGAGCTCAAGCCGGGAGACCCCGAGTTCCAGAACATCCAGCGCAGCCTGAAAGAATTTGGTTACGTTGACCCGATCATCATAAACAAGGACGGCACCATTATCGGCGGCCATCAGAGAGCGTCCGTTTTGAAGTTCCTGGGTTACACAGAGGCAGACTGCATCGTGGTGGATCTCAGCAAGCAGGACGAAAAAGCCCTCAACATCGCCCTGAACAAAATCGGCGGTCAGTGGGACATGAGCCTCCTGAGGGACGCCCTACAAGACCTGACCCTCAGCCCGGTGGACGTAAACGCCACCGGCTACAGTGACGACGAACTCAGCGTCATCCTCGGGGACGTCATGCTGGAGAAGCAGCACGAAGAAAGCCCCATCGACAGAATGACTTTCACGTTCAGCCTGGAGCAGTACGCCGACCTGCAGCAGGCCATGCAGATCATCGGCGCAAAGTACAAGCCCGACCAAATGGAAACCTTCGGGAACACCAACAAGACCGGGAACAGAATTTACATGGTGGTAAAAGAATGGGTAGAGCAAAAGAAATCCAAATCCGGGTGATACCCTCCAAGATTGCAAACCCCTTCATCCGGGCGCACCATTACAGCGGCAAGGTCGTAAACAACTCCTGCCTGCACTTCGGAGCCTTCCTCGACGGACGCCTCCACGGCGTCCTGAGCTACGGCCCCAGCCTGGACAAGAAAAAGATCATCGGCCTGGTAGAGGGTACGACCTGGGACGGATTTCTGGAACTCAACCGCATGGCCTTTGACGACTACCTTCCCCGGAACTCAGAAAGCTACTGCATCGCCAAGACCATCCGCCTGATCAGGAAGCAGGCGCCGCAGGTAAAATGGATTATCAGTTTTGCAGATGGCTGCTCCTGCGGCGACGGCACCATTTACCGGGCCTGCAATTTCGTCTTGACCGACATCAAGCGGAACGATGCCCTCTGCCTCCTGCCGAACGGCGACAAAATCCACAAGATGACCCTGCACAGCAACCCGACCTCCCCCCGCCCGGAGCTTGGAGGCCGTACCTTCTACGAGGTGACCGGCGGCAAGTACGACTTTGACGCTTACGTCAAAGAGGTTGGCGGCACCATCCTGCCCGGCTACCAGCTGCGCTATATCTATTTCATAGATCCTGAATACAGGCAGCGGCTCAAGGTTCCCGAGATACCGTTCAGCCGTATCGACGAACTCGGCGCAGGTATGTACAAGGGTCAGCAGGTATCCCAGGCGGAGCGCCACGCCGAAAGTCACTTTGAACAGTAGGAGGACGCATGGCAGCAGAAACCGGTGGGCAGCTTTACGAATCCAAGGTTATAGCCCAGCTTTTTGGCGTTTCCGTCCGCCGCATCCAGCAGCTCACACAAGACGGCATCCTGGAAACAGTACACATCTCCGGCCAGCGGAACAAATACGACCTCATTCCCACGATTCAGGCATATATCAAATACCTGTCAGATAAGGCGTATGGCCGGGAAGCGAAGCTCTCGGAAACCGAACTGAGGGAAAAGAAGCTGCAAGCGGAAATTGCCCTCAAGGAATCGCAGACCGAGCTTCACCAACTCCGCACCGCCATTGCAAACGGCAAATATATCAGCATAGAGGAAGCGCAGGCGGACTATACGAAGTTCTTTGCAGTCCTCAAGCGCTTTTGCTCCGGCCTCCCGAGCCGGGTCGTTGGCATGATAGGCTCACGAATCTCCCCCGTGGAGAGCAGAGAATTGGAGAAAGACTTGAATAAAGAGATCAACGACATTCTCCGTACCTTCGTCCTTGCAGCAACCGTCAAGGACGGTGACGGTGGATGAAACCCACAGCCCAGCAGCCCCGGTTCTATAAGTTCCGAAAGTACCAGGTTCCTCAGTACATCAAAGATGCCCTGGACGCCCTGAAACCGCCGGATGAGATAACCGTAAGCCAATGGGCCGAGCAATACCGCCAACTCAGCCGCAAGGAATCCAACCTGCAGGGCGCCTGGCGAAACAGCGTCACTCCCTACCTCGTCGGCATCATGGACGAATTCAACAACTGGGAAACGGAGCGCATTGTCGTGGTAAAGCCTACCCAGGTGGGCGGCACGGAGGCCGAGCTTAACGCCCTCGGCTACCTGATAGACCAAGACCCCGCCCCGACCCTGATTGTTTACCCCAACGACGAAATCGCCGAAAGCACCTCGTCCAACCGCATAATGAGTATGCTGGAATCTCCCCGCTTGCGGCGGCATTTTCTCAAAAACGCCAGCAGCAAGAAAGAGTTACAGTTCACCACAGATATGTACATCGCCCTCACTGGCGCAGGATCTGCGGCAGACCTGTCCAGCAAGCCCATCCGCTACCTTTTCCTGGACGAGGTGGACAAGTTCAAGGCGGCGACCACCCAGGAAGCCGACCCCATCAGCCTGTCCATTGAGCGAACCAAAAGTTACTTCTCCAACCGCAAAATCTACATTTGCAGCACCCCCACACTAAAGACCGGCCACATCTGGAAAGCAAAGGAAGCCTGCGACATTGAAAAACACTTCTTTGTCCCCTGCCCCCATTGCGGGAAGTATATAGAGCTAAAATTTGCACAAATCCGCTGGCCGGGCAAGGATGAGGGTCTAAGCGAAGGTGACCGGGCGGAGGCAGCACAGTACATCTGCCAGGAGTGCAGCGGGGCCATTACAGACCACGACAAGCCCGCCATGCTGCTAAAGGGAGAATGGCGGAACGTCCGCCAGAGTGCCCGCACCGCCCGCAGCGTTGCTTTTTGGTTCAATACCCTATACAGCCCCTTCACCCGATTCTCGGAAATTGCCCGGGAGTTTATGAAGTCCAAGGACGACCCCGACAAGCTGCACAACTTCGCTAACTCCTGGCTCGCGGAGCCTTGGGAGGACACGAAGCTCAAAACCAGCGCCGACCTCGTGCAGGAGCGCCAGACGGAGTTTGAAATGTTCGAGCTTCCGCCCTGGACGAAGCTCCTGACCGGCGGCGTGGACGTGCAGGAAACCTGCCTCTATTGGACTATCCGGGCCTGGGGCGATTACAGCACATCCCAAAATATAGCCCACGGCCAAGCCGCCAGCTTCGGCGAGGTCGTAGACATAATGAACCTGGAATTCAAGCGGGACGACGGCCAGCAAATGCTGGTAGACCTCGCCCTCGTCGATTCCGGCGACCAAACAGAGGAAGTCTATGACTTCTGTATGCAGAACTCGGAATGGGCGCTTCCAGTAAAAGGCACAGACACGATGCTCAGCAACTATAAAATCTCGACCATCAACAAGGCAGGCTCCGCCGCCTACGGTATGCGCCTGGTTCTCGTGGACGGCGGCAAATACAAGGATGCTATTGCTTCTCGTATGCGCCGCCCGAACGGCAAGGGCAGCTGGATGGTCTACAAGGGCGTTGACCAGGAATACTGCGAACAGGTCACTGCCGAACACAAGATCACCGAACGTGCCACCAACGGCGCAGAGCGCACCCGCTGGGTGCCAAAGACCAGCCATCCAAACAACCACTTCCTCGACTGCGAGGTCTACGCCTACGCCGCAGCGGAAATGCTCGGAGTACGCAGCCTCCACCTGCAAAGCAAGGGCAGCGCAGCCCAGCCGGAAGCGCAGCCCGCACCGCAGCAGCGCACCGACACCACCCCAGAGGAAAGCTGGATTCATCAGAACGACGGCTGGTTTTAAGAAAGGAAACACGACATGGCAGACGAAACCATCAACTATGGCGACCCCGCCGCCCTGCTGACGGAAGTAAACAAAGCCATCGCCGCAGTCATGGTCGGAGGCCAGAGCTACAAAATCGGCTCCCGTTCCCTGACCCGAGCGAACCTCACCGAACTGCGGAACCTCCGGGCAGACCTTGCCGCCCAGGTTGAGGAGCAGAGCGGCTCCTCCCTTTTCCGTGATACGTTCGCCGCATTTTTTGAGGGGAGATAAAGCGCATGGCATGGCTCGACAGAATCATTGAAGCAATCTCCCCCCGGGCAGCCTATATGCGCGAGGGCTGGCGGCAGCAGCTCGGCCTTATCCGCGGTTCAGGCTATGACGCCGCTGACGGTGGCCGGCTGAACAAAAACTGGCGGGCGACCAATGAGGCCGCCGACATCACAGACCGTTACAGCCGGGACACCCTCCGCGCCCGCGCCCGCGACCTTGAGCGGAACTCGGACATTGCAAACGGCGTCCTCAAGGCTTTCAAGCGGAACGTGGTCGGCAACGGCTTCACCTTGCAGGCTAAGACCGGCGACGACGACCTCGACGACCAAATCGAAACCCTCTGGCGGCGCTGGACACGGCGCACGAATTGCGACGTTACCCAGCAGCAGAGCTTCAACGAGCTTCTGCGCATGGCAGTTGTTCGCAAAAAGGCAGATGGCGGCATCCTTTTCAAGAAGTGCTACACCCCCGGCGGCCTGCTTCCTTTCAAACTGCAGGCGCTGGAAGTAGACGAACTCTCCCGCTCCGTGGCCTCGCCCAGATACAAGGGAAATCGCGTCATTGGTGGCATTGAGTACAACGAGTACAACAAGCCCGTGGGGTATTGGATAGAGCAGTACAACATTGACGGCTGGGAAACGAACCAGCCTGTTTTCTACCCCGCAAAAGACATCATCTTCTATTACAGCAAGAGCCGCCCCTCCCAGCTTCGGGAGGTCAGCGACCTGGCCCCGAGCTTGAGCCGCATCCGGGACGCCAACGAGTTTATCGCAGCCGTTTCGATGAAAGAGCGAATCGCCGCCTGCTTCGCCCTGCTCATCAAAAGAGCCGTTCCCACCGGCGGCTTCCAGGGCGGCTCCCGGAACAACGCCGACAAAGACCGGGTGTCCTACTCCGGCAAAATGCTGACCCCCGGCCTTATTTCGGAAATGAACGCCGGAGATGAAGCAGAGCAGATTAACCCCGGCAACGGCAGCAGCGAAGCAACCGGCTTTCTCAAACTGCTGCAGCGCCTTGTGGGCGCAGGCCAGGGCTTGAGCTATGAATCCACCTCCCGGGATATGTCCGAAACGAATTACAGCAGCGCCCGCCAGGGTATGATTGAGGACGACCTCACATACGCCGAGGAAGTGGAGCTGCTGCAGGGTAAGCTCATGGTCGAGGTCTACGAAACCTTTTTAATTTCCGCAGTCCTCGCCGGAAAGCTCACCATCCCAGATTTCTGGAACGACCCGCAGAAGTACATGGAACACGAATGGGTCGCCTCTCCCAAGAAGTGGATTGACCCGCAGAAAGAAGCCAACGCAAATAAAATCGCACTCGAATCCTGCGTCAAGTCTTTCAAGCAGATCAGCGCCGAACAGGGCCGCGATTGGAAAGAACAGATTGACGACATGGCCGACGTTGTAGCATACGCCAAAGAAAAGGGAGTGCAGATTGGAGGTTACAAAAGTGTCCAGAACGAACCCCAAACAGACCCGAAAGAAAACCCCGATGAATAACCAGCCCCTGCAGCGCGATTTCTCCACGGCCAGCATCCGGGCAGTAAGCGACGACGAAAACAGCCGCACCTTTGAACTGAGCTTCAGTTCCGAGGAACCTGTTCAGATGTGGTTCGGCACCGAGATCCTTGACCACTCCGGCAATGCCATTGACATGAGCCGGATGCAGAGCATGGGTATCGTTCTTTTTAACCACGACAGAAACCGGGTGATCGGTAAGGTCACGCGGGCGTGGGTTGAGGATAACCGTGGCAAGGCCACGATTGAGTTTGACAACGACGAGGACAGTGAAACTGTTCGCTCCAAGGTCGCCAGCGGCACACTCAAGGGCGTTTCCGTCGGCTATCGTGTTTCCAACTATGAGAGCGTCAAAGAGGGCGCAAAATCCCTTGACGGGCGCTTCACTGGCCCCTGCTACATCGCCAAGAAGTGGCAGCCCTACGAGATCAGCATTGTTTCCGTCCCCGCCGACACCACCGTCGGCGTTGGCAGAGATATGACCGAGGACGGACAGCCGCCCGCAGTACAAACCGCCCCGGGTCTGGCTTTCTACGAGAGTCAGCTCGCCGCAAATCGTAACTACTAACTGGAGGTAAATCACACATGAACAAGAGAGAGCAGCTGCGGCAGAAACTGCAGCGCCAGCAGGCCATCCTGACCGCCGCCCGCACCGCAGGCCGCGACATGACCGAGGACGAGACCCGGGAATTCAACTCCCTGCAGAACGACATCGAGACCCTGCGCCCTGAGGCTGATGCTGAAGCGGAGGCAGAGCGCCAGGCTCAGATTGAAGCCGCCCGCACCGCGGAGCGTCAGCGTGTCACCGATATCACCACCCTGTGCCGGAACTTCAACGTCGATGCTTCCCAGTACATCACCGGCGGCCAGACCGTAGACCAGGTGCGCACCGCCATTCTGGACGGTATGATTCAGAACGGTACTCCTGCCCGCACCGGCGTCAAGGTGACCGCCGATGAAACCGACAAGTTCCGCGCAGCAGCAGCTGACGGCCTTATGACCCGCAGCGGCCACACCCCCGCAGCCCCTGCGGATGGCTCCCGCCAGTTTGCAGGCATGAGCCTGCGTGACATCGGCATTGAGTGCCTGACCCGCGAGACCGGCAAGAGCGCTTCCGACTTCATGCGTATGAGCGCAGATGACCTGTACACCGAGCTGGCCCGTGCATTCCACAACCCCTCGGCATCCTTCCCCGCCATCATGGACACCGCCATCAACAAGAGCATCGTCCACGCCTACGACCACGCTCCGACCACCTTCGAGAAGTTTACCCGCAAGGGCACTCTGCGTGACTTCAAGCGCACCGACGGCCACAACTACCTGATCGGCGGCGTTGGCGACCTGCTGCTGGTTCCTGAGAACGGCGAACTCAAGGCGGATACCCACAAAGAGGAAATGCTGCCGCAGCGCAAGCTGGATACCTACGGCCGTCAGTTCAGCATGAGCCGCCAGGCGTTCATCAACGACGACATCGGCTTCCTGTCCGAGGTTCCCGGCATGTACGCTGCAAAGAGCAAGAAGCAGATCAACAAGATGGTCTACTCCATCCTCTACAACAACGGCCAGATCTATGACGGCAAGACCCTGTTCCACGCCGATCACAAGAACCTGATTTCCTCCGGCAGCGCACCGACTGGCGCAGCTATTCAGGCCATGATTCAGCGGATGCAGCTGCAGGATGACCCGTTCGGTGAGGCCATCAACCTGACCCCCTCTACTATCATCCTGCCCGTTGGTTACGGCTTCGCCATGCAGTCCATCTTCGGCAGCCCCACCATCCAGACCAGCGAAAACACCCAGGCAGCAAACCCGCTGTATAACTACCGCTACCCGATGGAGATCGTCGAGGACGCCACCCTGAACATCCTGGCAGGCTCCGGCGCATGCCCCTGGTTCCTGGGCGCCAACCGCGAGGAAACCACGGGCATCCAGGTCGATTACCTGAACGGCCAGGAGACCCCCACCTTCCGCCGCAGCGAGACCGTCGGCCAGCTGGGCTTTGTGTGGGACATTTGGCTGGACTGGGGCATCAGCGTCATGGACTACCGTGCGTTCGTGAAGAACCCCGGCGCTGCCCTGCCCACCCTGTAAGAGATAGGAGGAAACGTACATGATCGCAAACTACCAGCAGCCCGGCTCTGCCATTGACTACCCCAACGGCACCAGCTCCGCTATCGCCGCAGGCCAGGTCGTGAGCCTGACCACCCGCATCGGCGTTGCAGGCACCGACATCCCCGCAAGCGCCGTCGGCAGCCTGTACGTCAAGGGCGTTTTTGCTATGCCCAAGGCGGCCTCTACCGCTATCGCCATCGGCGCCGCCGTCTACTACGACGCCTCCGCCGACAACATCACCACGACCGCTGCAAGCAACATCCCCGCAGGCTGGGCTATTGCAGCAGCCGCTGAAAGCGATACGACCGTGCAGGTCTGCATCGGCTAAGGGAAAGGCGGCGCAGTATGATCTATTCCGCAAACAGCACCGTGACGGTGGAGGGCAAAAGCTACCGCCCCGGCGATTCCGTGGACATTCAGGACGCCAGCGCTGCAAAGGAGCTGCTCGCCGTTGGCTTCATCGTGACCCTGCCCGGCGAGTATGCCCCCGGCGAAACGCTGACCGTGGATGTTCAGCAGGAACCCGAGGACGGCGTTGCCACCGGCCACCTCAACAAAGAGGAACTGGAAGCGATGCCCAAGGCGCAGCTCCTGACCCTCGCCGAAAATATGGGTCTGGACACCAAAGACCTGACCAAAGCAAAGCTGGTTGAAGCCATTGCTGCTGCCGAGGTTCAGGCCGAGGTTTGACCGTGGGCTTCAAGGATTTGCTGGTGCAGGATGCAAAGAACGTATTCCTCAACCGGGAAGAATTTGCAGACACGCACAGCATAAACGGCAAGCCAATGCCGGTGCTGGTTGACGATAACGAGATTCTGGAACGCGACAAGTCCAAATTGATGAACGTCACTATCACCGGGATCTACAAAGAGCGCAAGCTGATCTATGTAGCCACCGACAACCTCGGAGCCAAACCCGCCCCGGACGACCTGCTCAATTTTGACGGCGCCTGGTATAAGGTAAACGACTGCACCGATGAGGCCGGGATTCTCTGCATTGAGATGGAGGCGAATCGCTCTTGAAAGAATACGAGGTCTTACAGGTTGACGCCGACGCCTCCATTGAAAAAATGGTTCAGCGCCTGGACAACCTGCAAAAAATGGTTGATACGCCGAAAGTGGTGGCAGCGGCCATCAACTCGGCAGCCCGCAGCACAAAGAACAAGATCGTCAAGGACACCAAAGAGCGCTATGCGACAGCCAACGATTCAGTTTACTCTTCCAGCAGCGCCTTAAAGGTGGATGCCGCCACCGGCGGCGACCTGACCGCCACGCTCCATTCTTCTGGCTCTATGCAGGAGATCATGGACTTCGATTCAAAGCCGAACTCAGGAATCAGCGCCGCAGCGGCGCACGTCCTCAGCAGTTCCGGCATGAAGTCCTTGGAGCATAACGGCTTAAAGGCTTTCCTCGTTCAGTTCAGCAGCGGACACAAAGCCATTGTCCAGCGGGTGCCGGGCGAAACCTACACCTCGGCGGGCGCTTCCAAGCGTGCGCAGAAATGGGGCGCAAAGTCCGACATGACCCGCATTGAAAAATTGCTTTCTCCGTCCGCCCCGCAGATGTTCGGGAATCCCGACACCATAGACCCGGCGCTTGAGCGAGCATCCGAGCTTCTCAATAAGCAGATGGAGAAACAAATTGAAAAAGCGCTCGAATAAAGGAGGCATTCCATGACACCCACCGATCTGCAGGACGCTATTGTCCAGGCGTTGAAGGAGCAGCTTGCACCGCTGCGCCTTACAAACTCCGCAGGGCATGAAGTGGGCGTCAAGGTATTCCCGCAGTTCAAGCCATACCGCGCTCCGAGGCCTGCGCAGTCCACCAATGACGACGACCTCCCGGAGCCGTATGTGCTGGTGGCCCTTGTCAACGGCGAACAGACCGAAATTGACAAGCCGAACAAGGTTGACGTGGTCGTTGCCGTTGAGGTCTACGACCCCGACCCGAACCGGCAGGGATACCGGGATGCCTCCCACATTTTGAACGTGATCCTGGGGTATTTTGAGCGCAAAGTGAAAATTGCGCGGGCGTTTGAGCTTGTTCGCCCTATCAAATGGGACAACGACCTCGACCCCAACAAACACCCATACTACTCCGCAGCAATCGGCCTTCATTTTGAAGGGCCTATTATTTATAGAGAGGAGCCTGAAACGTAATGGCAAAGACCACCACCCCCGCCGCCCCGGAACAGGTCGTTTATGTCGGCCCGAATATTCCCGGCGTCGTTCGCCAGGATTCCGTGTTCACCGGCGGCATCCCGGCACGCCTGGCTGAGAAGATTAAGGCAATTCCCGCCATTGAGAGTCTGATTGTCCCCCTGGATTCCTTTGCGGAGGCTCGCAAGGAACGTCAGAGCGGCGCAGGCCGTATCGTTACCATCTGCAACATCGTTGCAAAGAAGATTCAGGAGGGCGCATAAATGAGCTATCTTCATGGCGTAGGTAACAGCGAGGTTGCCACCAGCTTAACCACCCCCACCACGTCCAGCGCTGGCCTGCAGGTCATTTTCGGCACGGCCCCCATCCACCTGGCAAAAGACCCCTACAAGGCAGCGAACACCCCGAAACTCTGTTACAGCTTTGCAGAGTGCCAGGAAGCCCTCGGCTACTCTGACGACTTCGAGAACTTCACCCTTTGCCAGAGCATGGACGCCAACTTCCGTGTTTATAATAACTCCCCCATCGTCCTGGTGAACGTGCTTGACCCGAACAAGGCGGCGCACACCACGGAGAACGCGGAGGAAACCGTCACCGTTACCGGCGGCATGGCGACCTATACCAAACAGTACGTTCTGCTGCCCTCGCTGGTGGTGAAGAACGATGCTACCCCGCTCGCCGCCGATGTGGACTATACCGCAGTGCACGACGATGACGGCAACGTGACTATCGTGCTGCTGTCCACCACCGCAAAGGAAGCAACCGCACTGAAGATCACCAGCAAGAGCATCAAGCCCAGCGGCGTTACCAAGACCGACGTCGTCGGCGGCGTAAACAGCAGCACCAACGAGGAAACTGGCCTGGAAATCATCCGCCAGGTCTATCCCAAGTTCGGCCTGGTGCCCGGCCTGATTATCGCACCCGGCTGGTCGCAGGACGCAACCGTGGCTGCTGCGCTGCAGGCAAAGGTCGAGCAGTTGAATGGCTGTTTTGACCTCAACACCATTCTGGATATTCCTGCCAACTCCGACGGCGCAACGGTTTACACCGACTGCAAGCAGGCGAAAGAAAAGCAGGGATTCTCCACGAACCACGGCATCTGCCTCTGGCCTCGTGTTTTGGTCGGCGAGAAGAAATACTACTTCTCCGCCATGGCCGCAGCGCACACCGTCTGGCTCGACACGAGCAACGACGGCGTCCCCTACGAATCCCCCTCTAACAAGAGCCTGCGCATTACCGGCCTTTGCTTGGACGACGGCACCGAGGTGCTTCTCGACAAGCAGCAGGCGGACGACGTTCTCGGCGCAAACGGTATCTGTACCGCCATCAACGTCAACGGCTTCAAGTTCTGGGGCAACAATACCTGCGCATACCCCTCGACTACGGACACCAAAGATCGCTTTTGGTGCGTCCGCCGTTTCTTCGACTGGGACGGCAACAACTTTATCCTGACCTACTTCCAGAAGGTGGACAAGCCCGAGAACCGCCGCCTCGTGCAGGACATCGTGGATAGTACGAACATCACCGGCAGCGGCTACGTTGCTCGTGGCTACTGCGCAGGGTACAACATGAAGTTCCTGGAGGACGAAAACCCCAAAACCGAACTGCTGGCTGGCCACGTGACTGTCCACACCTACATGGCGCCCTTCGTCCCCACGGAGTATCTCCACAACATCCGCGAGTACGACACCACCGCCCTGTCCACCATCTTCTCCTGACCGATTGGAGGTATAAAACGTGAATATTCCTACCAAGATCGCCAAGTATGAGGTCTACAAAGACGGCGTCAAGCTCATTGGCCGTGGCGAGGAAATGACGCTGCCCAGCTTTGAGACTCCCACCAACACCGTTTCCGGCGCAGGTATTCTCGGCGAGTACGAAGATCCCACTCCGGGTTATTTCAACGAACAGGAGCTTCCCATTCCCTTCCGGGTTATGAGCAAGGAAGCAGCGTCCCTGGCAAATATGCTCAAGGCTCACCACCTTGAAATCCGTGGCGGAATTCAGGGCAACACGGACGACGGCGACATCGAGTTCACCCCTATCCGCGTAGTCGTTCGTGGCCTCACCAAGAAATGCGAGCCGGGCAAGCTCAAGGCCGCAAACTCTATGGAAACCAGCGTCACCCTTTCGCTTCGGTACATCCTGATTGAGGTAGACGGCGAATCTCTGATCGAACTGAACAAAATCCGTGGTAAGTACGCCGTGAACGGCGTAGACCAGCTGGCAGCTTTGGAGGCAATGTGCTAATGGAAGATAAGAAACTGACCCTCGCCCCCGAGGTCGAGGAACCCGAAACCGCAGAGGACACCAATGAGCTTTACATCAAGTTCGCCAAGCCTTACACCTTCGGCGACAAGACCTATACCGGCATCGACCTGTCCGGCCTTGAGGACGTGAACGGCGCAGTCCTCAAGGAAGCAGGCCGCGTGGTTCAGAAACTGAACAAAGGCATCAACCCCGCCACCGTGGAAATGACAATGGAGTATGCCGTCTATATGGCGCACCACGTCACCAACCTGCCCTCGGACTTTTTCTGGGGTCTGCGTGCTCCCGACCTGGTATCCGTCAAGGGCGCAGTCGTGGGTTTTCTCTACGGCGGGGATGGGGAGGACTAACCCCGCAAGCCATCACAAAAACAACCGTCTATATGTCGCAGGCTCTGCACGCGGGCATTGACTACCTGCAGGGCCTGCCCATAGACGAACTGAACGACCTGGCGGACGCCATCCAGGACTATGCGAGGGAGGTGGAGGCGCAAATTGGCAAAAAGTAAAACGTATGACCTAATGATAAAGATCGGTGCCAAAACAGACGGCACTCTCCGAAAAGCCTGCGCAGCAGCCGACAAAGACCTCGCCTCCCTCAGCAAATCGGCAAAGGCGGTCGGCAAGGCCGCTGCCGCAGGGTTCGCAGCCGCCAGTACGGCGGCTGTGGCCTTTTCTACCGCAGCAGTGACCTCCGCCGCAGGCTACAAAAAGGAACTGTCCAACGTCCAGACCCTGCTCACCGGCACCGATGAAGAAATTGCAGCCCGAACCGCAAATATTTCTTCTGACATTCTGAAAATCTCGGACAAGACCGGCGTTGCAACCAGCAACCTGACCGATGGTATGTACCAGGTCGTTTCTGCTTTCGGTGACGTTGACGACGCTTCGTCCATCCTGGAAACAGCGGCCAAATCCGCCGCCGCAGGTAACGCCACCACCACGGACAGCGTCAACCTGCTTTCCGCCGTAACCAAAGGCTATGGCGACATCAGCGCAGAGGCCGTCCAAAAGGCGGCAGACCTATCCTTTGCTACCGTCCGCCTCGGACAAACCAGCTTCCCGGAGCTGGCCTCGTCCATTGGCAAGGTCGTCCCCCTGGCCTCCGCCCTGGGCGTGCAGCAAGAGGAATTATACGGCACCTTCGCAACCTTGACCGGCGTGACCGGCAGCACCGCAGAGGTCGCCACACAGTATAAGGCCGTCCTTTCCGGCCTCATGTCGCCCTCCAAGAATATGGACGCCGCCCTTAGTAAACTGGGCTACTCCACCGCAGACGCAGCCATCCAGAGCCTGGGCTTCCAGGGAACGCTTGAGGCGTTGATGGGAACCGTTGGCGGCGACACCCAGGCAATGGCAAAGCTGTTCAGCAGCGTGGAGGCGCAGACCGCCATCCTCGCCCTTTGCGGCAAACAGTCCAGCACCTACGCCGAAAAGACGGCGGAGATGTACAGCGCCACCGGCGCAGCAGATGAAGCATTTGCCCGCAAGACGGACAACCTGGATTATAAGATTCAGAAGCTCACCAACCGCTTCCAGAATTTCCTGACAAAGGCCGGCTTGAAGCTGCTGCCGTATCTGGAAAAGCTGGCCGATAAGGCTATTCCATACCTGACGGACGCCATGGACAAAGGCCTCGTTATTTTGGACGATATTCTCCCCAAAGCAGAAAAAGCCGTCCGGTTTGTGGCGGAGCATAAAGAACTGTTCATTGCCCTGGCGAGCGGCGTCCTTACCGCAGTAACGGCCTTCAAGACCCTCAAAACGGCCATGACCGCCATCAGCGCAGCGAAGAACCTCGCCACCGTTTTCAAAGCAGCCTCCAACGGCGGAGCGACCCTCGGCAAGGCCGCAGAGGTGATGAACCTTAAACTCCTGGTTGCAGTCGCCATCATCGGCGCAGTTGTCGCAGCCTGCATTTGGATGTACCGCAACTGGGACAAAGTAACGGCCTGGGCGCAGCGCATGGGAACCAAGGTCTCCGAGGTTTGGACTTCGATTCAGACCGCAGTGCTTACCACTGTAGCTGCCCTGGTTTCGGGATTCCAGACCAACTTCCCGCTGTTCTCCGCCTACCTTTCCGGCTGGTGGAGCAGCGTATCCGCAGCCGTTGGAAATGTAAAAGCGATTTTCTCTAACCTCATCCAGTTTGTGGAGAACGTATTCTCCGGGAACTGGGGTGCAGCGTGGCAGAATATCGTGAACATTTTCGCCAACATTTTTGGAGCCATTGTCAATCTGGCAAAGGCGCCGATGAACGGCGTAATTTCCGCCATCAACTACGTTCTCGGCAAGATCAACTCCCTGAACGTAAAAATCCCGGACTGGGTGCCGGTCATTGGTGGCAACACTTTCAGCTTCAACATCCCGCAGATTCCGCAGCTGGCAACTGGCGGCATCGTAACCGCCCCAACGCTGCTGGAAGCAGGCGAAGGTGGAGAGCCGGAAGCAATTATCCCCCTGTCCAAGCTCTACGACTTCCTGCTGAGCCTCGGCAAGCCCGGCCCGACGAAACCCCAGCCGCAGCCCACCGCAGGCGGCCAGAACCCGCCTCCCGAGGATAAGCCCCAACCTGCCGCTCCCAGCACCGACCCGGTGCCGACAACAGCGCCGCAGGATCCCGCAGCTGTGGACATTCAGACACCCGACCCGACGAAACCCCAGCCGCAGCCCACCGCAGGCGGCCAGAACCCGCCTCCCGAGGATAAGCCCCAACCGCAGCCTGCAGAGGGCGGCGGAGGCGGCTTTGTGTTCTCCCCGACCATCATCTTCAAGGGCAACGGCTCCGTGACCCGGAAAGAAGTAGATCAGGCGATGGATTTCACATACCAAAAGTTTGTGAGATTCAGCAAGCAGCTGGAAGAAGAACGTCGCCGCAAATCCTTTTCTCCGGCCTAACCAGGAGGCCAAATGAGTACCTACACCACGATTCAGGGCGACGTTTGGGACGCTATCGCTTATAAGGTTTACGGAGATTCAAAGTATATGGGCTTTCTCATGGACGCCAACCCCGACAAGATCACCATCTTTGTTTTTGGGGCAGGCGTGGTGCTGATCATTCCAGACCTTCCCGAGAGCGAAACTGCCGCCCCGAATATGCCCACATGGAGGACAGGATGAAAGCCAGACAGTCCAGCGTTTCTATTACCTACGACGGCAAGGCCGCATCCGTCCTCAATCTTAACAAAACGGCGTTCACCTACACCGACCCCGCCAGCGGCGAAGCAGACAGCCTCGACATCACGTTCTTTGAGCGCAGCGCTTCCGCCGTCAGCGGTGGCAAGGTGGAGGTAAACAAACCGCTTTCCGCCACCATCGCCCTCACGAACTGGGCAGCCCAGGGCGACAACCGCGCCCTCGACTGCGGCGACTTCATCGTTGACAAGGTTTCATATTCAGGCTGGCCGTGGACAGGCACCGTGAAAGCGGTATCTGTTCCGGCTAACACTGGATTCCGGCAGACCAAACGCACAAAGGTGTGGGAAAAGGCCACCGTGCAGAAAATCGGCCAGGAGATTGCCTCCAATGCAGGCATAGAACTGCTCTGGGATGTGGAGGGCGACGACCCGCAGATCACGACCCTTGAACAGTCCGAAACCACAGACTGCGAGTTTTACATGAACCTCTGCAAGACCTACGGCCTGAGCATGAAGGTCTACTCCAACAAGATTGTGGTCTACAGTCGGACAGAGTACAAGAAAAAGGATGCCGTCTGCACTATCTACCCGCACCAAATCCTTTCTTGGAGTTGGAGCCAGAACCTCGCCGGAACCTATACCGGTGGTGAGTACACCTATACCCAGCCCAAGACCAACAAGGAAATAAAGGTCACCCTCGGCACCGCAGACCGGCTGCTCAAGATGACCGGCAAGGCCGACGATGAAGCCGATGCACAAAAGAAGTTGCAGGCGGGAATTGATGAAGCCAACCACGGAGCAACGAAGCTCAGTCTGACCGTCAAGGGCAAGCTCCTTGTTTCCTGCCAGAACGTGGAAGTTTCCCTTGGAGCGCTCTCCGGGAAATACTTCACCGATACCACCACCCACAACCTCGGTTCCAGCGGCTACACGACAGACCTTGAACTTTCGCTTATAGAGTAGGAGGCACAGAATTGGAAACTGTCCGCTTTGGCAAAATTTCCTCGGTGAACTACGAAGCCGGAACCGTGCGGGTCGTCTACCACGAAAAGGACGACTGCGTTACAAGCGAAATCCCGCTTCTTAGTTTTGAGTACATGATGCCCGAGGTAGACGACGCCGTTCTCGTTCTGCACCTCTCGAACGGCGCAGAGGTAGGCGTTGTCCTTGGCCGTCCTTGGAGCGACGAAAACAAGCCGCCCGAGGGCAGCCAGGGCCTCTGGCGCAAAGACCTTGACCGGGAAGCCGGAAAAGGGATGCTCCGCTATAAGGACGGCACTCTCACCATTAAGATGAACAAGGTCGTCTTGGAAGCAAAAGAACTCACGGTAAAGGCTGAAACGACCATCACCGAGAACGCGACCATGAAAAAGGACGCCAATGTGGGCCAGACCTTGACGGCCACAACCGACTGCATCGGCGGCGGGAAAAGCCTCAAGAACCATACCCACACAAGCGCCGTACCTGGCAACCCGACCTCTCCCACAAACTAACCCGGAGGTGATTTTTTGTTCATCGGAACCTTTGGAAGAAAGATCATCTTCCAGGTCAGCGACCGGGCCGTTTTTACCTTCCAGAACGCCACCCGGGAAAGCTCCGGGCGCTGGACGACCCATGAAGGGCTCGACAGCAAACCGACTCCCGAATTTTTGGGCGCAGGCCTCAAAAAAGGGACGCTGGAAATTCACCTCTCCGCCGCCCTCGGGGTACGACCCCAAAAGGTTCTCGCCCTGCTGGCTCGCATGGCCGAAACCGGCGAGGTACAGTATTTGGTGATTGGCTTCCGACCTTTCGGGAGGAACCCCTTCCGAGTTACGAAAGTAAGCGAAGCCTGGGGCACCGTACTGCGGCACGGCGAACTGGCAAAGGCCACGGTCAACCTTGACCTTGAAGAATACCCGATGGAGGACACTACATAATGGAAACCACCGCAGTTTACATCGGAGATGAACCCCTGGAGGAAGTAGACGAGCAGGTCGGAACGCTGCTCTCTACCGTTGCCGGAACCATCCCATTAGACCGCGGTCTCGGCATAGACGATAGCTTCATCGACAAGCCCACAGAGGCCGCCCAGAGCTTGTATGTTGCCGAGGTCGCCGAAAAGATTCCCCGCTACATTCCCACCCTTTCCGTTGACAGCGTGAACTTCACCGCAGCAGCCAACGACGGAAAGGTGACCGCAAAGGTGGTGCTTACCAATGCCTGATATTTCCACAGTTAAAGACCTGCCCGACATTTCGTTCATTGAGTATAAAACCGTGGACGATGTGAAGGCAAGCATGGTCGCAGACTACGAAGCGTATATGACAGAGGCCACTGGCAAGACCTACACGCTGCCCAGGGTCTCCCGAGACCGTTTCAAGCTCTACGCCGCCGCAGCCCAAATCTACCAGGCTATGAAGTACGTTGACATCAAGGGAAAGATGGACACCGTGAAATATAGCGTCGGTGATTTTCTGGATTTGCTCGGCGCTTTCCGCTGCGGGGCTACCCGGAACCAGGCCGCCGCAGCCGTCACGACCATCCGCTTCACCCTCTCAGCTGCAAGGGCGTCCGTCACGGCCATCCCGCAAGGAACCCGCATTGCAGCGGGACAGCTTTTCTTTGCAACCTCGGTATATACCGAGATCCCGGCGGGCGACCTGACTGCTGACATTCCCGCGACGTGCATGACCGCAGGCGAAACCGGCAACGGTCTGGCTCCCGGCGAGCTTAAAACGCTGGTTGACCCGGTTCCCTACGTTCAGAGCGTAGAGAACACCTCGACTTCCAGCGGCGGCGCCGACAGGGAGAGCGACGAGAGCTTTGCAGCCCGCATCTTCATTGCACCCGGCAAATACTCCACCGCAGGCAGCCGGAACGGCTACGAGTACCATGTGCAGGATTACAGTTCTGCCATCGGCGGCGTTCACGTTTCGAGCGACCAGGCAGCCGGAACCGTTGACATTGTTTTTGTCATGGCAGACGGCTCCCTCCCGAGCGCAGAAATGATTTCCGCCATGAGCCAGCACATGAGCGCAGAAACCCTCCGCCCGATGAACGACCTTGTGACCGTTCGCGCCCCTGCAGAGGAAAAGTATACCGTTTCCCTCACCTACTACATCAACCAAAGCGATAACAACCGGGCTGTGGCGATTCAGCAGGCGGTCTCCGCAGCAGTTGACAGCTACATTGCCTGGCAGCGGAAAATCGGGCGAGACATCAACCCCTCCAAGCTTCTGGCTCTCGTAATGGGCGCCGGGGCAAAGCGGGCGCAGATCACCGCCCCGATATTCACGGCCATCCCGGCAGACAGTATCGCCGCCATTGACGGCACCGCCTCGATCACATACGGAGGCCTTGAGGATGACTGAACTTAAAGACAGCCGCTTCACGGAACTGCTCCCGAGCGACCTGAAGAACGACACGGAAACCCAGGCGTTTGCTTATGCCGTCAGCAGGCAGGTGCAGCAGATCATCCGCTTCGCCGACGCCGCCTGCATCTATATTGCGATTGACAGCGTCCCGGAACCTGTTCTCGACCTTCTCGCTGTGGAGCTTCGCACCCCGGTCTATAAGCAGACATACAGCGTCGCTATCAAGCGGGCGTTGGTAAAGGAAAGCCTCATTTTCTACGACCAAATGGGAACCCCTGCGGCAGTCAACCGCATCATTGAGGCGGTATTTGGTGTGGGCTATATAAAGGAATGGTGGGAATGCGGATTGCAGCCCCACCACTTCAAGGCCTATACCACCAACCCCGCCGTCACTGCTGCCAATGTGCAGGAATTCAAAGAGGTTTTGAACTCCGTGAAACGGCTTTCCAGCTGGCTCGACGAAGTAGTGCTTGACCTCTCCACAGACGCCGCCCAACCCAAGGTTGGATTTTTCGTTCATACCGGCGACATCGTAACGCTCAACAAGGCGACCATGTAAGAAAGGAGGAAGCACAAATGTTTGAATCCCCTAAACTCACGAATGCAGGCAAAGCACTTTACTACCGCAACCTCGGCGGCAAAGCACTCAAGATCACAACCATGCAACTCGGCGACGGCCAGCTCAGCACCCCCATTGCGACCCTGACCGGCCTCGTTCATTCTGTTGTTTCGATTGATGCAGCGGTAAAGCAGCGCACGGACTATGTGGAGGTAAATGCCAAATTTTCCAATGCCGGCTTGAGCGCAGGCTTTTACTGGCGAGAGGTCGGCATCTTCTGTGCAGACCCGGACAACCCGAATGACCGCAGCAAGGATATTCTTTACTGCTATCAGAACGCATACGACACCGCAGACTATATCGCCCCCGCAGCAACGGAACTGGTGGAAAAGAGTGTCACCATCCCCATCATCGTGGGCGACGCCAGCAGCGTGACCTGCACCTTGGACAAGTCCCTCATTTACGCCACCTGGAAAGACCTGCAGGAGCATGACGAGAGCGAGGACGCCCATCCATTCATTCAAACGAACCTGAACGAATTCTATTCGATGCTGGTGAACGGCGAAGTTTGGACGGCGCTCGGAACCAGCGCAGGCGAACGGCTTTGCACCTCAGACGGCGTAGTTCTGCTGGCCAACCGCAAACTGCAACTTATTTGATTTGGAGGTAATGCAATGGAAACCCCTGTTCAGAAACCTATTTCGGAGCTTTCCGAAGCCCTGGAAGCCCTCGGCACGGACAAGCTGCTCATTCAGACCGCCAACGGCACGAAGATCATCCAGGCCAGCATCCTGGCACCCGCCCTGCTCTCCCTGCTGGTAGGCGACAGCGCCGCCAGCCATAACGCCATCTATCGTGGCAAGTACCTGGGCAGCAGCTTCACCTCCGCACAGAGTGCAGCCATCCGCTCCGGCAAATTCACCGACCTCTATATCGGCGACTACTGGACGATCAACGGCAGGAACTGGCGCATCGGCGCTTTTGACTACTGGTATCGCTGCGGCGACACCGACTGCACCACCCACCACGCCCTCATTGTCCCGGACGCGCACCTGTACACCGCAGCCATGAACCCGACCAACACCACGGAGGGCGCATACATTGGCAGTCAGATGTACAAAACCGGCCTGGACGAAGCCAAGACCATCATCAACGCCGCTTTCGGCTCCGACCACATTCTGACCCACCGCGAGCATTTCCAGAACGCTGTCAGCAATGGCAAGCCCAGCGGTGGCACCTGGTACGACAGTACCGTGGATTTGATGAACGAGGCCATGGTCTACGGCACCCGTCACTTCACTGCTGTTTCGGACGGCAGCACTGTTCCGAACAACTATACCATCGACAAGAGCCAGCTCCCACTGTTCCGCTATGCGCCCTGGTTCATCCACGCGCAGCGAGCCTATTGGTGCTGGTTGAGGGATGTGGTCTCGACGGCGTGGTTCGCTAACGTGAGCAGCGACGGGGCTTGCGGCTGCAACGGCGCCTCGGGTGTCATTGGCGTCCGCCCGGCTTTTGCAATCTACTAATCAACCATCCGGCGGCAACTGCCGCCGGATAATATGGAGTTAAAAATGTCAGAAGTTCCTAAAGGCAGGCGCAACCATTCCAAGCTGGAAGCTCAAACGCTCGCGTCCGACATCCGCGGGCAGATCACCACGGAAATCATGGTGACGTTTGGTTACAGCCAAAAGAAATATGAAGATCATATAAAGGCAATGACCGGCTACATCCAAAACCCCGAGGAAAGAGAAGCAGTCGCCGAAACGATACGCAAGCTGGAAGAAAACTTCGAGGGCTGGTTTATCGTCAAAGAGCGTGACCGTATGTTCCAACTGGCCTGCGACATTCCCTCGCACCTGCGGGAAGCAAATGCCATCCTCCCCAAAATTTACGACGAGTATGTGGAACGCCGCCTGCATCTTGACAAAGCAATCGCCTGCTGCTATCGGCTTCAAGATGAATTGCAATACACCGCAACCACCCTCCCATCCGATTACAACAAGTTTACCCGCATTGTTCTTGACCTCGACCATGAAGCCAACCTGATAAAGAAACTTCGACGCTCCGATGAAAAGCGCTTTTCCGATTTGGCGGTGGAACCCGCGCAGAAACCTCCACAGGAAACTCCACCGCCAGAGGAAGCGCAGAAAACCGAATAAGAAATAGGGCAGCCTTTGCATGTGGTCTCGACGACGTGGTTCGCTAACGTGAACAACAACGGGAATTGCAACTACAACAACGCCTCGAATGTCAATGGCGTCCGCCCGGATTTCGTAACCGCACATAAAGGGTACAGCCCGCCTGCGGCAATGCGAAAGGAAAGGCTGTCCTCCTGCGGGCACTCCGCAGCAAATACGAATCATGACGGCCCCGGTTACGACCGATGAGCCTATCGCGTGGTTTTTTACATGAATAATTACTATGATGCAAACGCCTTGTTTGAGGCCGGAACCAAGTCCATCAAGGGAAGCCGTTGGAAATACAGCACACAGCTTTTTGAGATGAACCAGCTTCTGGAAACGGCCAAACTCCAAAAGGCGTTGATGGAAGGAAAATACCGCCCGGCGGTTGGAAGCAAATTTGTCATAAAAGAGCGGGGTAAAACCCGGTATATTTCCAGTGCGACCATGCAGGACAAAACCGTGAACCATATCGTTTGCGATAAGGTCTTGACGCCGTACCTGCACAAATACCTCCAATACGACAATAGTGCCAGTCAGAAAGGAAAAGGCGTATCCTTCCACCGGCAGCGATTTGAAACGCACCTTCACCAGTATTTCAATGAAACAGGCTCGAATGAGGGCTATATTCTCCTTTGGGATTATAGCGGCTATTACGCAAACATTCTCCACGAAAAGTGCCTGGCTACCGTCGGCGCCTTTCTTGACCGAGAACCCATAGACTCGCTGGAGCGCCAGCTCACAAAAGAGATCATGGCTGCCACCTTTCGGACTTTCGAGACGGATGTTTCCCGGTTCAGCGACGAGGAGGTCGCCCAGATGTACCGCCGAAAAGTAGACCCGCTTCTCAATGCAGGTGTGTCAGCAGCACAGCTTACAGGCGAAAAGCGGCTCCGCAAAGGCGTGGACATTGGAAACCAGCAGTCGCAGGATATAGGGATTGTCTATCCATACAGGGTGGATAATTTCTGCAAAATCGTCTGCGGATTCCGGCACTTTGGACGCTATACGGATGATTCCTATATCATCCACCGCAGCAAGGAAAAGCTGCTACAGGCTTTCGAGGGAATAAAGAAAATTGCCGCAGAGTATGGCCTTATCATCAACGAGCGCAAGACCCGGATTTGCAAGCTCTCGGACACCTACCGCCACCTGCAAATCCAATACTCTCTGACCGCCAGCGGGCGGCTTATTCGCAAGATCAACCCTAAAGCAGTCACCCGGGAACGCCGCAAGCTGAAAGCCTACAAGCGCCTCCTGGATGCCGGGCGCATGGCCTATTCCAAAATTGAGGAATCCTTCAAGTCCTGGATCGCCAGCGTCTACAAGTATATGTCCCGCCAACAAATTCAAGGATTGAGCAGGCTATTCTATGACCTGTTCGGAAAGGCACCAACATGGAAGAAAACGCACGGAAGCAGCCATGGACGGTTACGCTGGATGATGGCACTGCCATCGGCGGCCTGACCCTCAGCGGCAACAATTTCATCTCGGACACTGAGCTGACCCCTGAGACGTTCGACGGCAAGCTCTCAAGGGTCACCGCCACCGACGGCGAGAACGCCCTGGAATGGAACCACGCCGAACTGGTACAGATCACGCACCCGGACAACCGCTGGTGGTTCGTCCTGCGGGAACTTTCGCCCGAGGAACTTTTTAGAGCCACCACCAAGGCGAAGCTGGACTATCTGGCTCTCGTCACCGATACCGACCTGGAGGATATGTGACCATGAACGAACACAGCAAGAAATTCCCTGACGTCAAGAGCTACTACGGCCTGGGCATCTGGCGCAGCACTACCGTGAAAAAGGCCGTAAAGAAAGGTTGGATCACCCCCGCCGAATACGAAGAGATTACCGGCGAATCCTACACCGCATAAAGCCGCCGGGAGGGAAAATGGAAATTCAACTGACCGAGTTTCTCATTGACACCGTTGAAAAACTTCTTCGTATCGTGAGGCAGCAGAACAACACCCTCGCCCAACTTGGAGCCGTGGCCGCAGAGGAACAGCTTCAAGAGGTAGAGGCTGCCTATTCCGCCGCCGTATACCCTGGCGGGAAGGAGGTGGACAAAGCCAATGTGGATTGATGCAGACGCCATCATCAAGGCCGCCGCCCTTGTAACGGCGCTCGGCGTCCTCGGCGGCGTAGTAGTATCGCTTTACAAGGCGTCCGAGCGGGACAGGAAGCAGAGTGAGATCATCAAAGAGATAATGGACGAACAGTCCCTGATTTGCTATGGCCTGCGGGGCGCCCTGCAGGGCTTGATTGAACAGGGCTGCAACGGCCCCTGTAAAGACGCCCTGGAAAAGCTCAACAAGCACTTAAACCAGGAAGCACACCACAATGATTTATAACAGGAGATAAAAAATGGAGTACATGAACGAAATCGTTTCCCTGCTGGTAAAAGCCGCAAGCCTGGGCTGCCTTGCCCTGTTTTCCACCGTTGTCCTGCCCTGGCTGAAAAATCAGAGCTTCTTCTGGATTGTCAAGGTGGCAGCCAAAGCCGCCGAGAAGCTGGGCAAGACCGGCGCAATCCCCAAGGCGAAGAAGAAAGAATGGGTCATTGAGCTCCTGACCCGCTGGGGCTACAAGGTGGACGAAAAGACCGAGGTGTTCATTGAGGCAGTACTTACCGACCTGGACAACGCCGCCCAGGAAGCGCTGTCCAAAATTGACGAGGCCTGACCCATGATCGCACCGTACAAAGGAGCCTTCCGCATTTCGCAAACCTGGAACAACCTGCGCAGCAACGGCACCCTGCACCAAGGCTTCGACCTGGTAGGCATTGCCGACAAACGCCTCTATTCCCCGGTATACGGCACCGTCGTCCGGGCAGGCTGGGAGAACCCCAAGAACACAAAGCAGGGCTGGGGCCGCCGGGTGGTCGTGCGCATCGGCAAGACCCGTTTCTATATGTACTTCGGCCACCTTTCCAGCATTGCCGTCACCGCAGGCCAGACCGTCAAGCCCGGCGACCTGATCGGCATTGAGGGCAGCACCGGCCACAGCACCGGCAGCCACCTGCACTGGGAAATCCGGGAATCCGACAATCACAACCTTTACAGGGATATGCCGCAGTACTCGGACATTCCGAACGCCGCCAGCAGGACGGCAAGAGCTTCCGCCTGGGACGGCTCACTGCTCGGCAGCGCAACCCTCGCCGCCGGACGGAACAGCTACCCGGCAGCCATCCACAACGCTACCTTGCAGGCCAGGCTCTCCGCCCTCGGATTTGACGCCGGGGATCCTGACGGTCTGTTTGGAGCCAAGACCACCGCAGCCGTGAAACAGTTCCAGTTGAGCCGCAGCCTGACCGTTGACGGCAAGGTTGGAGCCAAAACCAAAGCGGCGCTTTTCGCACCGTAACCGCAAAAAGGACACCGAAACTCCCACCTCGGGGACGCTCGGCGTCCTTTTTCTTTGCGTAACTCCGCAGGCCACAGGGAAGCCCGCCAGTGCATTTTTATATGCAGTCGGTAAAGTTCCAGGTCTAAACACCAAAACGCCGCACAAATAAAGTTTTTTCCATTGGAAAAAAGTAGAGGACAAAAGAAAAGTCCCCGGAGGTCTAACCCCCAGGGACTACCCGAATATTTCAGCCCTTGCACCGATACCCCGCCCGCCGGAGGAACGCCTCCGCCTGGTGCAGCTCGGTGAACGTCCGGGAACTATGCTTCTGGCGGTCACGCCCCATAATATGCTGACCATCCAGAGCTTTCACCACGAACTGCTCCCTGCCGTTCTTCATAACCCGGTTGAAGTAGACGGCCTGCCCGGCCTCGTTGAACATTTTCATAAACCCAGCCTCCATTACAGCCTTCTGAGATTTGCGTATTTCAGAAAAAAGCTTTGAACGTACGCCCTGTGCATGGTTGAATGGAACCATTCTTCTGCGTTTCGCCCAGAGCGGATAGGCGGTACCCAATGTGCCATGCGGACGACCGAAGGGTCGTACTCCTCCGGGCAGCATTTTATCGTGGCTGCCAGCACTCGTATTACCCGTGCAACGCCGTACTTCTTTACCATGTCGTCTACATTCAGACGATCCATCTCTTTGGCGAGTGCGCTCAGCTTGTCCCGTTCCGCAAACCACTCCACTCTGTTCTCAGCGGGGATGGTAGCCAGTTGTTTCATAAGTTCCTTGTCAAACATCCTTCAGCCCTCCTTATTCTTTGACCTCGCACACGTCGGTCACTTCGTAGACATCCAGACCGTGCCCGGTCTCGTCGATCAACCGCTGCACTGCCACGTTCCGGGCATCCACCGGGTCATCAGCAAGGACCTCGTAGCAGTCCCAGAACTTATCAACCGTGTTGTAGACGTACACCTTATAGCGCTTCATAATTTTCATGCCCTCCATTTGTTTCGTTTTCCCTTTCGGTGTCTGTGTCTTACCATACAACCGCCGGAAACTCCACTGGTAAACAGTCCAAAGAATAAGCGCCGCTCCTGGCGATTTTTGCTGGCCAGAGCGGCGCCTGCATCAGATTTCCAGGCCCGCATTTTGCAGCGTGGCAGAGATTGCGTTATAGGTACGCTTCCCGGCGGTATAGTACCATTTGCACTTGTACTCGACGCCACCCTCAAAGAATTTTGCACGGCAGAGATTCTGAGACAGATTCACGAACACTTCCACGCGGTAAGAATATTCATGGCGGCCAGACCATACGCTCTCAATTACCTTCGTAAAATCGCGGGACAGAACCACGCCCTCGAAGCCTGCCTGCCGGGACAGCTCCACCGCTTCCGACTTGGTATCATCATGGAACCCATGGGCAAGCAGCTCAGCGACAAAATCAAACTTTTTCATATTGAAATCCTCCATTCGGTAATGTCTTTCGGTGTCTGTGTCTTACCATACAACCGCAGGAAACTCCACTGGTAAACAGTCCAAAGAATACGGCGTTTATATGGTAAACTTTATACTTCCATTTTTACTGCGTTTGCAGTATACTTGTGTAAAAGGAGGACTGCCGCATGAGAGAAACACACACCAATAACCCCATAGACCAGCGCTGCAAGGCCGCAGGGATAAGCCGCCGGGAGCTTTGCCGCCGGGCTGGCATGAGCTACCGCACAATGGAAAGCTGGTGCAGCGGGCAGCGTAAAAGCCCGGACGTGTACCAGCTTTGGAAGGTGGCAAAGGCACTGGGCTGCCAGATTGAGGACTTGCTCGACCCCGAGCGCATAGCGGACGACACCTCGGAAACGGAATAAACAGCGCAGGCAAAACAAAAACACCCGCCAGAACGGCGGGTGTGACAGTCCCCAGTGATATAACAACAAAAACCCTCGTGCCACATGGAGGACGGGAAAATGCTGCTTTGCCGTATCTTCAATATCCACTCGGTAGTACCTGCCGCAGTTTTTGCACTGGTTATGGACATCATAACGGTAGATCGTCCGATCCTGCGTCATCCGGTGGCCGCAGCTCAGGCACCGGAAATAGGCGTTGTCATCATCCGCTGTCACCACACCCGCGCCGTGGCACTTGGGGCATTTCACCTGAATGCCGGAGGTCAGGGCGTTGTATGCACTGTATGTAAAGTAGGGTT